TTCAGTACCAAGTAATGCCCAGCCTGTTTCGTAACCTTTTTCAGATAACAGGTCAATAAGTTCTTGGTGGGTCATGCTGAAATCTCCATCAGAATAATGCTGCTTTCGCTATTTGCTGTTTGAACGGCTACAAGTGAAGCCGCTACACCGTTAGCAAGTTGCACTTTATATGTTGTTGCGCTTGTTGTTGCTGGACTATCAAGCCAAACGATTGTGTCGGCGCTTGAATAATTGATAACAAGACTGTTAGTTCTTAACATATCCAAGTGGCTTGTTAGAACTGTGGCTCCGCGCATGAGTCGAAGATTAAGAACGTTGTTGCTGTCGCCAGCGGTTTTTGCTGGTGTTGCCGAAGTTGCTATTACAAGGATTTTTGAGGTGTTTGATTGTGGCGTAATGCTTGCGGTCAATCCCGTGTCTGCATACGTTGTAACCGTACTTGTTACCGGGGTAGACGTTGAAGCCGAAACAACTTGCAAAACGCGAAAAGCGCCACGCAAATCGTTCATCTGTGCAGCGGTCAAAACTGCGCCAGCTGTAAACGATGCTGGAAGACTGGTTGGTGTTGCCATAAGTACTCCTATCCTAAAACATTGGTGGTTGAAAGTGTGCCATACACGGCGTCATCCAATATCAACTCGTAAACGATTGTGGTCGGCGCGGTGCTGTAAAGGACGCTGTGGCCTGTGCTGAAATCCAGCCGATGCTCAATGCCCTCAATTGACAGCTCTTGAGCCAACTGGGTCGTGCCAGCACCGCTCGGAAATGTTTTTTCTACGCTGATCGTGTCGCCAATGTCCACGGTTGCCAAGGTGTCTTTTTGTGCTGTGGTCAGCATCAAGTATTTGGTTGCCACGGATGTGTAGCGCGGTTCGGGCTCTGGGTTGAGCAAATAGTCGGCAGCGTCATCAATGCTTGTTTGCTCATGTAGCAGGCTGTTTGTGATGCTTGTTGTCTGAATGAAATAGGTTGCGATAGACCCTGCATCGCTAGCGGTAGCGGTCTTGCCGTCTAAGCCTGTAACCACCGCGCGGTTAATGACCGAGTCAGCCTCAAACGAAATACCTACTCCGTCATACTTAAAGTTTGTGCCGTCATCATGGAACGCTGCAACAGGCGCGCTTAACGTATTACCGATACGGTTTTGGAATGTGAGCATGCCAGCGCGTGACATAAACAAACGCCCAAACTCGGCGGTCTCATTAATTTGCGTTAGGTATTGCAACACGTTTGTTCCTGCCGGCACGGTGTAGTTGCTGTCGTGACCAAGATTTACTGTGCCTGTTGCGATGTCCCTTTGTAGCGCTGGAAAGTCAACTTCTGGCAGATCAAGCACAGTTTCAATGCGTTCCCCTGATGTTTCGGCGGTGACGTTTAATTCGTCTAGGAATGTTTGTGCCAGTAGGTAAAACTGGTCAGCGCAATACACGGTCACGGTGTCTAAACCGCCAAGCGCAAAATTGTAGTCGTAGTTGACGACATAGCCCGAGAACAGGTATTCAGGACTGTCGGTCTGGTCGTAGCGGATGAGCTGCACTTTACGCATAGGTGCAAGACCTGGCTTAGATTGCGGTGTGTCGTAGTACGGGCTGTTGTTGTCAAACGGGTTAAAAATGCCGTCCACGTCACGGATAGTAAATGTCATCGTGCCAGCGCTGAACTGATCGCCAACATCTCGACGACCGCGCCTGACATTGACTTGCGTACAGTCAGCCATCACGTCGGCATATTCGGTGTTGCCGTCAAGCACAAAAAACGTGTTGTCAAGAACACCTGACGTTACGTTGTCAAGCGTGAATGCGTTAACAATAAACCCTGTTTCTATTTGCAGGTCATAGTTACCTGAATCAACGACCGCGACGCCTGGCATTAGGCAATGTTCAGAGCCAACGGCCCTGCACTCCGTGAGTAGGCGCGCAACGCATTGACAACAGATTCACCAATTTCGGCGCTTGTGGCAAGACCGCCAGTCACGTTGATAGTTACGCCGCCGCCTGTGGCCATGCGATCTAATGGCACTACGGCTTCTGGGCCTGCTTCACCGATTAGCGCCAAGGTAGGTGACGACACGATGCCACCTTCGGCCAGTCGAGGGATGCTCATGCGTCCAGGTGCAGGCGTATTTGATGTTTTGCCAAGTTGTGGCACAGGGACAGTTGGCGCTTTTGGCAGATCAGGCAACAATGGTATTGAGTTATATGCGCTAATAATTGCGTTAACCGCGCCGATCGCAGCGTTGACCATTCCAGCAAAAAACCCGATCACGGTGTTGACGATTGCGTTGATGCCGTCACGAAACCACTCAAACTTGTTGTATGCGGCGACTAGGGCAACGACCAGCAACGCTACGCCTGCAGCAATAAGGCTAAACGGGTTGAGCGCCATGGCGATGTTGGTGACAACAATTGCTGCGGCGACCGCTCCGATGGCAGCAGCAATAGCCAAGTATGCTTTGGGGTTGTCTTGAGCCCATGCTGCAAACTTGTTAAGCACGGGTAGCACGGCTTCAAGCACAGGTAGCAAAGCTGCGCCGATTGACTCTTTGGTTTCGCCAATTGAGTTTTTAAGAATCTTCATTTTGCCTGCAGCGGTCTCGGCGCTGTTAGCCGTTGCCCCGCCAAAGGTTCCGCCAAGCACGTCCATGACTTCGTTCAGGCTTGCGCCTTCTTTAATCATCGTTGACATTTCTGGGCTCAATGATCGGAGCGCTTTAAAGTTGCCCTGGTATGCCTTGGCAAGCGCGTCAGCGACGCTTGCGGAATCCATGCCGGTGGCCGTGCTGATGTCCATGACAAGGTTCATGTCGTTCATGGCAATGCCCACATCTTTGGTACCGCGCACAAGCGCTTCTAATGCTTTGCGGTATTCGGTATCGGCAACGCCAGACGCTCGACTCATTGCGCTGATCTGCTTTTCAACCTGCGCGGTCTGTGCGGCGCCAGCGCCAGTCACATTTTGCAAAGTAAGCGCTAAAGCCGCCTGTTCTTGCTGGTCTTCCATTGCAGCGCGTGTGGCATCGCCAAGGGCAACAGCCAAACCGCCAAGCGCGGCAGCTGCAGGAATTGCCGCCTTCTTAATTGCAAACTGTGCCTTTTCGCCAACGGTTTCAAGTTGCTGAAATTGTTTGACAGCCTTCTTTACCCCTGTGCCGTCAAACTCGCTGATGATCGGGATATTGATTGCCATTATGCGGTCTCTCTGTTCGCTTCGCTCATGACGCGCTTAACCAATTGCTCCATCTCGGACATGACATCATTTTGGCGTTGCTCGTACGCCTTCCACATTACTCGCGAACGACTGCCATAACGGGAAGTCAACGCGCGACCTAGTGGCCCTTCCATTGACGTGTCAAACATAGTGCCAGTAGCGCCCTGCCATTGGATGAGAAACGTGCCGACATTTGACTTGTTTCCGCCGTATTCCCTGATGTTTCGCGTGTTGATTTTGGCAGCAATCTTTTGTTTCATGCCTGGTATCCACGGCAACATTTTAAAGCCTGACCTAGTTGACCAATTGCGCGCCATACCAGATAGCGGGACATTCGAGGGCACAAGCTTGTTGGCATCGTCAATAACAGGCTGAACAATTTTCTTGTAATCCTTGGTAATTTCACGGCGCAAAGATTTGTCAATTTTGTTGAGCGTCTTCAAGGCTTCTTTAAGCCCAACGACCTCAATCTTTGTTGACACTTGGTTCACGTCATCTCCGTTTTTTGTTTGCCTCGTTAAGCACTTTAATGACCGTCGTCAAGTCCCGTGAGTCAAACACAATGTCGCTAGGCCACCAACCGACCGCGACCAGTACTTCTGCTAATTGGCGGCGGTAGGTGCCGCGTCCGTAGGGTTTGGGTCTGTCTCGTCCAGTACCGGCAGAATGTCGATGTCAGGGTTTTTGCTTAGCCATTCGCGCCAGTTGTCACCAACTTGCTCGCCTTTGATCTTGAGAATTGTGTGCATCCAGCAGGCGTAATCCGAGTACAACGGGTTTGCGGAGAGCTGTTGAATGTTGCGACGTTCAAGCCGTTCCCATTCAGTAACCACAAATAGGTTTGTGTAGTAATACTCGGGTGCGCTGTCGGGTGTGCGCTTTAACTGCAACTTGATTTTCATTGTTCTCCTATGTCGGCTTGGAGCCGTTGATTATGCGGTGGTGTCAACCGAGTACGTGCCGCCCTGTAGCTCGATCTCGTAAACCGAAAGCTCTCCCAAGGACGCGTTCACGACAGGCAGGCTTGAAAAATAAGTATCGGTCAAAATAAAGCCTGGATTAGTTGCCGAATCACCAGCGCTTGTTGGGTTTACTTTGACGGTGCACTTGGTGCCAAGCAACGGTGCAAGAACCGCGTACGACTCTGACGCTGCATAACTGGCATAGACCGTCAATGTCAAACTATTCGAGAACAACCCTGCCGTCATGGTGCGGGATGTCTGGCCGAATGCGGTATCTTCAAGAGCTTCCGCGGTGACCGTCAACGTTGCTGCGCTGACCTGATCGGTGATGTCAACAATGGTGCCGATTGCGGTTCCAATTTTGACTGTTGGGTTCGAGAGGTAAGTTGATGCTGGCATGTT